CCGTCTTGTCGATACTCCGGAACACAAATGGGATGCCGCCTATCAAATCCCAGCCGACTGCATCCTTGTTCACGGGATATATATTAATGGTATTCCCATTGAGTTCGACCGTTATCAAGACATGATTTATTGTAATGCAGCGGTTACGGATGAAGTATTTATTGATTATATGTTTCAGGCTTACGAGTCTTTATGGCCTCCGTATTTTGTAATGACAGTCATTTTACAGATGGCTTCTGTTTTTGCCTATTCGGTTGCCCAGCAAGAAGGTCTTGCTGACCTCTTCGAGAAACGCGCACTTCGTCAATTTACTATAGCCCGTAATCTTGATAGTCAAAGTCAGACAAATCGAAAACTTCCCATTAGCCGATTCCTTGATGTCCGTCGCAATACTAGGATGTAACTGTGGGTTTTAAGACCGTTCAAACTAATTTTTCTGCTGGTGAAATTGGTTCGCTTATGAATATGCGAACCGATACTGGCGCATATATAAACGGTGCCAAGAAACTCAGAAACGTTGCTCTTCTTAATCAGGGTGGTGTATCTCGTCGATGTGGAACCACATATCTTGCTACACTCGGAGCGCAGACAAGACTTGTTCCATTCGAGTTTGCTTTTGATGAGCAATATATTTTTGCATTTAGTAATGCCACTCTCAAGATCTATAGCCTCGCAGGATCTCTTCTCCAGACATTGACTAGCTGTCCTTGGACAACAGCAATGCTTTATGAGTTAACCTATTCCCAAATTGCAGACGTTATGATTGTCTGTCATCCGGATATGGCAACACAAAAGATTACTCGAACAGGTGCAAGCACATTTACCCGTGCAGTTTTTGCATTTGATCAGTCTGCTAATGGTGCTGATAGCTTTCAACCATTCTATAAGTTTGCAGCAAATGCAGTAACTTTAAGTTCAAGTGCATCTGCTATCGGCTCTACTACACTGACAACAAGCGCGGCATACTTCACTGCTTCTCATGTTGGCTTGCGTCTTAAATGGTATGATTCAGAGATTGAGATCACCGGATATACAAACTCGACAACGGCAACGGGATCAATTAAAAAGAAACTTGAAGGTGTCCTTGATCCAGATCCATTTAAGACAACAGACGGATCTACACTTATAGAAGTTACCCATGTTGCACACGGTCTTTCGACTGGTGCGTCGATTACATTTTCTGGTTGTGCAGCGGTTGGTGGCATTACTGCGGTTCAATTAAATGGTGTAAGAACCATTACTGTAATTGATGATGACCACTATACATTTGTAGCTGGTGGATCTTCATCTTCATCTACAGATGGCGGTGGTCCTCATGTCGTATTCTCAGGAACCAATGTGCCAACTCGTAATTGGCAAGAGCAATCATTTTCTTTAATTCGTGGTTATCCGGCAGCTGTAACATTCCATGAAGGTCGTCTTTGGTTTGGAGGCACCGACTCTCAGCCTGATGCATTATGGGCTTCGAAGATCTATTATTTTTTTAATTTTGATATTGGCGAGTCACTTGATAACGAGTCTATTCAAGTTACAATTGGATCGAATGACATCTCGTCAATTCGCCATATTGTCTCTAATAGAGCACTCCAGATCTTTACAGCGACATCAGAGTTCTATGTTCCCCGTATTAACGATACAACAATTACTCCAAATAATATTACGATTAGCCGTCAGACACCATATGGTTGCTCCAAGATTGCTCCTATTCCGTTTGATGGCGCGACACTCTATGTCCAGTCATCTCTTAAAGCTGTTCGTGAATTTACCTACAATAGTGCAGAAGAAGCATTTGCATCTCCAACGCTGTCTATCCTTGCCGAGCATTTAATTACATCTCCGCAAGATATGGCAGTCAACTATGGGACATCGAAGCGCGGTGAACAGTATCTTCTTCTTATTAATTCAACTGGGACAATTGCACAGTTTACTTCATCTCGGGCAGAAAAAATTGCTGGCTGGACACTTTGGACAACTGAGGGCGGCGGCACACCAAAGTTTGAATCTGTTTGCACATTGGGCGATGCCACATTTGTAGCTACAAAACGTGGGACTGATTATCTCCTTGAAAAGTTTGCGGAAGATGATTTAACTACGCCACTGGATTGTGCTGTATCTTATACGTCCGGATCTGCTCAGACCACATGGACAGTAAATTCAATTTTTAATGGCAAACAAGTCGATGTTGTTTCTGAAAACTATTATCTTGGTCAATATACAGTAAACGGATCAAATCAGATTACATTGAATATTCCAGTAACTTCGATTACTGTTGGCTATTCATTTACTGTCGAAGTCCAGACCATGCCTGTTGAAATTACAGACAGAAGCGGATCATACAATGGTAAGCCAAAACGCATTAACCGTGTAATTATAGATTTAAATGAAACACTATCTGTTTCTATCCAAGGCAACAGATTAATTATTCGTCAGGTTAGTGATGACTTTTCGATCCAACCAACTCCTGTAACTGGCAAACGCGAGTTCTTTCTTCTTGGTTATCACCGTGATGCGTCAGTTACTATAACCCAAAGTGAACCGTTGCCACTTCGTTTAAATGGTCTGGTAATGGAGGTATCCGTCTAATGTGCGATCCCGCTACAATTCTTATTGGTTCAACTCTTATTGGAACGGCTGGCAATTTTGTTGGCGCTGCAATGACTGCTGCTTCAGTCAAAGCAGAAAATGATTTTCGTCAATATCAAATTGATATTCAAAATAAACAAGAAGCAGAAAATTTAAAACTTGCAGAACTTAATGCTGCTCAAGTTGAACAATCTCGACAAGAAGAAGCTAGAAGATTACGCGCTTCTAATATTGCGTTTCTTGCTTCTTCCGGCGTAACTAATTATTCTTTTTTTGAAGGTGCCGATAAGGCGGCTGATCGCGCTTTAAGAAAAGATATTGCTTCATTGCGGCTAAATTTAGCTACAACTACAAGTCGTATTGCAGATCAAATTGCTGTTAATAAAGCACAGTCACGGTTTTCAAATCTTAGTACAAATCTTCAAACTGCATCTGCATATACTAATGCTGCGTTTCGTTCGGCATCTCTTGGATTTGATAATAAATATAAAGGCCAGTATTATTCAACTGGAAATAAGGTTTCATAATGGCTATTAAAACTTTAATCCCAACGATTGGAATTAACCCAACTGTAAGAAATGCAACTGGGTTTAGTACAGATTTACCATCACTTGATTTTACAAGTGGTGTTCAACAATTTGCACAAACATTATCACAAAATGCTGAAGTTGGATTAAAGACAGAAGCAAAGAAAACAGCTGAGGAAGCTGCTCGTAGGGTTGTAATTTCAAAAGATGAAACTGGAAATTACGGAATAATTAAGCCGCCAGAAAATTTTGGTCCTTATGCTCAAGACGTTTTTGATCAAGCTGTAGAACAAAATTATATTAATACAGTTTATTTTGATACAGAAACAACTCTTAATGAAATTGCTGGCGATCGTATGAGAACTGCTGAATCTCGTTTTGCAGAAATGAATTCAGTTGTAAGTGGTGTTTTAAAAAATGTTGACCCAAGGTTTGCTAACCAAATTGGTCTTGTTCTTAAAAGAGAAGTTAATCAACGTCAAGCTACTATGTTTAATCAACAGGGGGCAGAAGCTCGAGATCTATATATAAAAGCCAGTTCTACATCCAACGATAAATTATTTATAGATTTTACAAGACTTGCTGCAATTAGTAGTACTTCTTCGGAAGCAGTAAAACAAACTGAAGAGATTAGAAATAAAATTATTATAAATCTAAGGAATACATTAACTGTAGCGGGTGCAAGCGAAGATGTAATTGAAAATGAGGTAACAAAAACAACACAAACATTGGATGGTGTCTTATATCTTTCTGGTATTATTATTCCTCAAATTAGGCAATTTGCTATTAATGGTGGATCATTAGCAGATATAGATGATGCAATTGCAAGATTTGATCCATCTTATATTTCTCAAAATGATTCTCCTCTTGCAGATATATTTACAGAAGATTTTTTTAAAAGGACAGATGCTCCTTCTCGAGAATTAGTTCTTAATGCAGTTAAAGAAATTCGCAATCAATTTGCTGCTAGAATAAACCTTGAAGGGAGTATAATTGATAGCGAAATTAAAAGGTATTTAGATTCTGCATTTAATGCAATTATGACTAATAATACTCCTATTTTTGAAAAAA